AGCCATTCTCCCTGCCAACTTTCCGAGCGTGGGTAAAATGTGCCGCCGTTAAATAGCCACTTGGCAGAATCAAAGCTCAGCGATTTAATTGCAGATAACGTGCCGGCATCATGCCAAGTTCCCTGAATAACGGGCACAAACTTGTTATACATTCCACCAATGCGACGGCCGAGAATTGTGCTAAGTTCGTCATGAATTGCAGAAGCGTAGCCGCTATACCAATCTGTACTTACAACGTAAGTCGTGCCGTTGTTTACGTAGATTGTGCCAAATCCATAGAGCCCCTCGTCGTCGTAATATGCGGGTTTTAATTCTATTAGTTGACTGTTGCCGCTTGCCCCGGTTACGCTTATAGTTTGTTTGGTAGTGTGGGAAAAATCAGGGTTTTCAATAGTGCCCCAAGGCTGAGCTGCTGTAATCGTTCCCCAAAAAGAAACCTGCGTAGTTCCACTAGTAGCCCAGTTATTTGGAGCAACAAACAAACCTTGCTCCGCCTCAATATAATAGTCAACAAATAGACGGGTGTAGCCGCTGTTAACTTGTGGCATTACAAAATCCATCACATGCGTATTATAACTGTTGCGCGTATTGGTAACGGTTAATTCCTGGGTAAACCAAAGAGGCGTTGCAACTGTATTAAACGAGTTGGTTATTGGGCTGTATTGTGAAATTGTACCGCCCGAGTTTTTAACGTAAATGCGATAGTAGAAAAGATAGCGCTGGTATTTTTTGGCGCTACTTGTGCTTAGAGCTACATAAGAATCATCAAACCATTTGCAAAGCATGCGCACTCTTGTTGGCTTGCTTTCTGCTATTGTCTTGTCGACTATTGAAAGCTCTATACTATTTGTGTCGGGTTCAGTACGAACTACAAAAATAGCATTTTGCCTTTCCTCAATTACCTCGATTGCCCTAACTGGTGGCTGATAAGTTATAGTTGGTTTGGCTTCCCATTGCGGCCGTACGTCATTAGCTAAACTAACGGCATGCGCTGTGCTGCCAGTGCTTTGAAAGGTGCCGGCAGTGTTGTAGATACGTGTAGATAAATTGGTTGCGCTATATGCGTCATCAGGCAAAATCCAAAAGGCCCCGCTTTCCAAAGTTATGCGGCTGCCATAAATGCTGAGCACTTGCTCTATAGCTTGTTTGCAAGTTAATAAATCTATGTTTGTTGTGGCCTCAAATGGATCTGTAGTGTCAATAAATTGCACATCGCTAAACGGGTCAAAGCTATTGTAAAAACTAAGCAGGTTAAACTTAGTGTTGGCCAGTCCTTTGTTTGACGCCTGGGCTGTGTCGTACATTGTAACCCCATCACGCAAATAAGTGCTAGCGCCGAGGTAGGTCCAATAGTCATCTAAGCCGCAATACTCTAAAGACTTGCGAATAATGTCTAAGCCTGTGGCCAACGAATCAGTAAACCAATCGGGGTCCACATTGAAACCCTCCAATAAATTTAAAGAATCTACGGCCACCAAATCAAAGACAGGTGCCCCGTTTATGCTTTCGCGCAGATAGTCTGCCTGATCTGCAATAACACGGCCTACATAGTATAAAGAACTTGCACGATAAACAACGATTGCATATTTGCTTTCTTCGTTATTTGCTATATTGATAAAGGCATTGCGCACAGTATCGTTGGGCATTAACCAATTTGTGCTTATGCGGCTTGGCCTTGCATAGTTTTGATAGTATGTGTCGCCCTCACCTTGGCGCTGAATGCTGAAACCATTGCCGGCTAGAGTTAACTCAGTACCGCCAGTAGACGAACCGCTTGCACCATCCCACAACTCAACTTTGTACTCTATATTTTCGATGCTCAAAAATGAGCCGTAGTAGATCCTTGCCATTATCCGCGCTTGCTGTCTTTATTGTATCGTTCTAAAACTATAGCCAATTCTCGGCCCTGAATTGTAGTGCTTGCTACAAATCCGCTGTTGTTGTTCATGTTCAGCATTCCCTTCAATTTGTCAAGTGGTGCAATGACCTCAGGGTTAGAACTTGCGCCCGGGTATTCTCCAACAAGCCCCAATGTAGGACCGCTAACAATACCACCCTCGGCGAAGGCCGTAGGCTGTGGCCCTTTCTTTAGCATGCCACTGATCACCGCAGAACCTGCAACCAAAGCAACACCCGCTGCAGCCGCTAGCACTGGGTCCTTAATTAATAATTCTTTAAACGCCTTGGAAGCTGTGGCCGTTGCAATCAACGCAGAACCAAAAGCCCGCATAAACTGAGCAACAGAACCTAGCAATGCTTTGCCAAAATCGTCAAAGCTACTTATTTGCCCGCTGAGAATGTCGCCAAGTGCCTGGCCAAAACTTTCGAGCCCCTGCACGCTTAAGTTATTAAAGGCTGCATTTACGCCCTCCATAGACTTAACCATGCGCTCCTCGTATTCTATTTGGTTTAATTCTTGTTTCAGTTGTTCCTGTCTCAGCAGTCGCGTTTCCTCGCTCATTGCTTTGCTAGTAGACTGAATAGGTCCGCTTATTGGCTTGGGGGTTGGCTTTGGTATTGCTCTACTTATGCCGCTGCGGTCTAGGTCCAAATAACTTAGCGCTCTCTCCCTACCTTCTTTTGTTATTTTGGCTTGCTCGTCGTTAAACTTTTTTAACTTGGCTTTGCGCTTTTCGTATTCCTCGCCCTGCTTTTTAAGAACCTCGGCCGCATGCTCTTGCTGCTTTATATTCTCCTCAGTTATATAATTTTCGCGCTCAATTTTTAAAACGGTTAACGCTGTTTTTGTGTCGTCAACTATTTTGCCCCAGTTTTCTTTATTGTTTTTGCCAAAGTTAGCACGGGCCTTTTTAAGCGTCTCGTTTAAAATTTGCTCATTCTTAGCAAACGCCCCTAACTTGTCGCCCTTGGCTTCTAGTATTTTAACTTCGTTTTGCTGCTTGGCTATGCTCTTGTCTATTGTATTATTTAAGTCCTTAAGCGCTTTGTCAGCAGGGAAAATAGCGTCCTTAAGTTTATCAAAATTTGCAACCAACGCACCTATGCCAGCAATGACAACCCCAATGCCTATGCTCATTAAAGCAGTTTTAAAGGCTAGAGTAGCGCCCGTTGCTGTTCCAACTGAGGCAGCATAAACTCTAGCAGCGGCTGCTTGCACTGTCATTCTTAATGCGCTTTCTGCTCTTAATAAATTTGCTATTTGCTCCACCCCGTTGGCTATTGCCATAGCGGCGTTAACTTTTAAAATGGCTTTTTGTAAGTCCTCATTTTCGTCTCCTACTAATGCGCTTACCCCTTGCACAACACTAAAGGCACTAGCGGCTAATTGAGCCCCCTCAGCAACTGCTTTAAATGCCCTTTCACCATTACTAAAAAATTCTATTTCTTCGTTAACGTCGTCAAAGCCTTCTTTAATTTTACCAGCAGCCCTTATTATTTCCGCGGCGGTTGCTTCAAACTCTGGGCCCAATGCCCTAGCCTGCATTGCAAGCATTGACAACTGGCGGACTGTCCCCTTTGTTGGGTTTTTTGTTGCTATGTCTGCAAGTTTGCTTTGTATTTCGCCAGCCGCCTTAGCAGTTTCTGCGCTCATTTTACTACCGCTAGACTGAATAGCGCTAATAGCGTCATTTAAGCCTTTTTGCAGCTTCTCTATGTCTGCGCCTATAACAATGTTTAACGACCTTGCCATTACCTAGTATAATTAATTATAAAGTCCTGAGAAACTTGGTAAACTCCAGCAAAGGCCGCCTCGTCGTCGGTTAACTGTACCTCGCTGTCTAGTTCTATTGCTTGGCATTTAACCCCGTTAAAAGTTGCTGGCAATGTAGCAGCCTCAAACGCTGCCCTTACTTGCTCAGCGACCGCCGTAGCGCTTGCGAATGTAGTGCCAAAAGAATTAACCTGCACCCGTGCAAAGTCTGTACGGCTGTGGCTAGTATTCGTTGGGCTAGTAATTATGCTAACAAGGTTGTAACTTATTGCAGGAAAAGCAGACTCTTGCGGAATGCGCAAGGGGTTTAAGCGTGTACTAACAAGAGCAGTAAGCCCCGCGTAGTTGCTAAGAATGTTATAGGCTATTTTTATAGGGGCGCTCATGCTTTGGCGTCTGGGGTTAACTTGTCAAAGACATGCGAATATAACTTAACTGCCTCCTCTATACTAATATAGTCGCGCTCCTCCCATGGAAAAGTTAACAAGCGTTTNGGCTCTATNGGNTTTTTNANGTGNGGTGCCATAGAAGTAGCAACTGCCCAGCGCATAAGTTCCCACTGGTTTCTATACTCTTGAGTCTGCGCGGACCGCATGCCNTCAAGTTTTAACCGCCAAAAGTGGGGCGTGCATTTCCAAAACTCGGCCTCACTTAGCCCAAGTTCTCCATAACTAATGC